ATGCGCTACCGGTTCGAAGGAAAGGAAAAGACGCTGGTCATCGGACCGTACCCGCAAATCTCGCTTACCGAAGCCAGGGCAAAACAATCTGACGCGAAAATGAAGCTGCTTGCTGGCGTGGACCCATCAGAACAGAAACAGGCTATAAAGAAGAAGGAAAAGGAAGAAGTAGCTGATTCGTTCGGTGATATCTTCAGGGAGTGGCATGCTCATAAATCGAAGGTATGGTCGAAAGGATATGCTGACGAAATGATGAACATGTTCACTGACGATATATTGCCGCTCATCGGGCATCTTAGAATGGAAGAGGTGGAGCCGATGATGCTACTGAAGGTGATCAGGCTATTTGAGGACAGAGGGGCGATGGAACGTGCTGATAAGGCTCGGCGCAGGTGTGGCGAGGTTTTCAGCTACGCAATAGTAACCGGAAGAGCTAAATATAATCCGGCTCCAGACCTTGTTGGGGCAATGAAGGGTTACAGAAAAAACAACTACCCTTTCCTACCTATGCATCGCATTCACGAATTCCAGAGGGCGCTGAATGGGTATGGAGGCTGGGTTATAGGTAAGATTGCTGCTCAAGTTCTTCACTATACAGCAATGCGAACAGTGGAGTTACGTTCGTTGGTATGGTCAGGAATTGACTTTGAAAACAGGCTGATCACCGTTGACCCTGAAGTCATGAAAGGAAGAAAACTGCATGTCGTTCCAATGTCAGAGCAAGTTACAGCGCTTTTCAAATTCCTGCAACAAATCACCGGACAGTACGAACTTTGCTTCCCGGGAAGGAATGACAGGAAGAAGCCAATCAGCGAAAATGCCGTCCTTGGTGTAATCCGCGGCATAGGATATGAAGGGCAGACATGCGGACACGGTTTCAGACATCAATTCAGCACGGTACTCAACGAGAAGCACTGGAACAGCGACGCAATAGAGATGCAGCTGGCACACGTAAGCGGCGGGACGCGCTCAGTTTACAACCATGCTGCATATCTGGCTACCCGCAGAGAAATGATGCAATTTTGGGCGGACTGGCTTGATGAGAAGGTGCCATAAAAATGTAACAAAAGTCTCGCAAATCGGTTAAAAGTCTGTGTTTACCTATTTTTTATCACTCTCTTGCGTCACAGGTCGATCGTTCACTGCTCAAATGCTAAACTTCCGGCCTCCAAGAACTCATTGTTTTTTATAATGCTAAAGTTATTCGCTAAGTACACATCGATAGGCATCCTGAACACGCTCATACATTGGGTTGTTTTTGCAGTATGCCTCTATGGTTTGCATACAAATCAGGCGCTGGCGAACTTTGCCGGGTTCGTAATTGCTGTTTCGTTCAGCTTCTTTGCAAACGCCAGATTCACATTCAACGCATCAACCACAACTATGCGTTATATGCTATATATTGGTTTCATGGGAACATTGAGTGCTACCGTTGGATGGGTTGCAGATAAATCCGCATTTCCACCAATCATTACTCTTATCACTTTCTCTTTCATCAGCCTGATATGTGGATTCATTTATTCAAAGTTCATTGTCTTTAGGGATGCGAAATGAAAATCTCGTTAGTCGTTCCGGTCTTCAATGAAGAGGCCACGATACCTATTTTCTATAAAACGGTTCGCGAGTTTGAAGAGCTAAAACCGTATGAAGTTGAGATTGTTTTCATCAATGACGGAAGCAAAGATGCTACGGAGTCGCTTATTAATGCTCTGGCAGTATCCGATCCGCTTGTCGTTCCGCTGTCATTTACCCGTAATTTCGGCAAAGAACCAGCCCTGTTTGCCGGACTTGACCATGCAAGTGGTGACGCAGTAATTCCGATTGATGTCGATCTGCAGGACCCGATTGAGGTTATCCCTCACCTCATTGAAAAGTGGCAGGCCGGTGCAGATATGGTGCTGGCTAAGCGCTCAGACCGTTCAACGGATGGTCGCCTTAAACGCAAAACGGCTGAGTGGTTTTATAAGTTACACAATAAAATCAGCAACCCAAAAATTGAAGAGAATGTCGGTGATTTCAGGTTGATGAGCCGTGCAGTTGTCGAAAACATCAAGCAGATGCCAGAACGCAACCTGTTTATGAAAGGTGTTCTGTCATGGGTGGGCGGTAAAACTGACGTGGTTGAATATTCCCGCGCTGAGCGCGTGGCCGGCGATTCGAAATTCAACGGCTGGAAGTTGTGGAATCTGGCGCTCGAAGGGATTACCAGCTTCTCAACCTTCCCTCTCCGTATCTGGACATATATCGGGTTAGCTGTCGCAGGTGTTGCATTCCTGTATGGTGCCTGGATGATATTCGACACTCTGGCGTTCGGTAACGCCGTGCGTGGTTACCCTTCACTATTGGTTTCAATATTGTTTATCGGCGGCATCCAACTGATTGGCATCGGTGTACTCGGTGAGTATATTGGAAGGATTTATATTGAAACCAAAGCAAGGCCTAAATATATTTTGAAAGCAAAGAGCGATATCTAATGTTTAGATCAAATTTTACTAATTTTTTTGTTGTAGTATTCGGTGTTACCGTTGGATTGATACATCAAGTATTTATTTACCCTTATATATTCCATGCTGATTCCGCTGCTTACCAAGTTTTAGCCAGCGCGATAAAGGATGAGTTATCATTATTGCCACATGATTTTATCTATGGGAATCAACTTATTTTACTAAAAATAAGCCCCTTCATAGCTGTCGCAGAGAGCGCAGGGTTCACAGCCTTTAAGGCTTACGCCATAGGCGGATCCCTTGCTTCTGGCGTATGGTTCTGGCTTAGTTTCTTTATTCTATCAAGTTTTTTTGATAATAAAAAATTAGGATTTTTGCTTGCTCTATGCTTGTTCATCCCAATGGGCAGGGACGACATAGATTTTTTCCTAGGGCAACAATCACATTTATCGAATGTGGTTCTGGCAATGTTAATATGCCTTTCATTATTAATTTACATTTCTAATAAAAATAATAAGTACATAGCAATATCATGTATTTCTATAATTCTAATGAGCGCGGAAGCCCCAATAAGAGCATTGTTAGTTATTGTTCCTTTGGCTATTTTCCTTATCTCTTTTTATAAAAATAAGTTATCAATTACGCTTTCATCGTTGATGTTAGTTACTGCTATTATGGGAGCCTTGATTAACTCATATCTTAGGTCGTCACACTTTCCTCTTCAAGCTGATTACTCCACATCAAGCCTGATTAGCCTTGACCGATCAATTGATAATTTCTTTATAGTGTTAAAATCAATATTGGTTCAGGCGTCTTCGTCTGAGATGCTTCATGGAAACTCGGCAAAAAGCTTTGTTGCTCCTTTCTACTTTTTAGGCGTTGCTTATTCTTTGCTTCTTCTGTCAGTGACAGTGTATGGAGTTTACTTGTATATAGCCTCATTAACTGATGCAAAAAAAATAAAAAATAAAACAGACTTGATTTGCTCAATGTCATCAGTTGGTTTCGTTTTTGGATTAATTATTATATCATGCTTAAATCCTGACTCGGGAGGAAGGCATATTCTTTGGGCGATATGTTTACTGAAGATATGTATTTTTTCTTACATGTACCAAGCAATTATTTTATTTTTTGGTAAAGATAAATTAGCACACCTGGCAACCGCTGCCATAGCTATTATTATCTCAAGCGTCCTCCCAATAGCTTATTTAAGCTCTTTCAAACCTTTCAATTATGCAAATTTTAATCCATATAAAAACTTAAACACTAAAATTATTGAAACTGCAAAAGAATACGGAGTGTCCAATATTTACGGCGGAGACTTCTGGAGAATGATTATTCTAAACTCATACAATTCAGGGATAACCTCAGCTGAGCTTGACATTAAAAATGGAAGTGAAATTATACCTAAGCAATGGCTTACAAGGCCAAGCTATTTTTGCAAGGAGGGGAATGTGATGTATTTAACAAAAGGTGGAGTTGTTGATGACGTATTAGAGAAAGAATTATCTTCTAAAAACGCAACTGTTATTTATAGCGACAACACCGGAAAGTTATGGATTGGACCTGTAGTTTGGGAAAGGCCACAATGGTGTAATTAAACACAAGCCCCGCCTTACGGCGGGGTGAGTATTTTAATTAGATATATTATAGGCTTCTTCTTTATTCGTACTTACGTTTGAAAAGTTATAGTAGCTGTTACCTGTGCATATATTGCCTATGGTTATGTTTTTATCACCTTCCACCCTAATACCCTCCTGCTGTAAATATGGAGTAGATGCAAGTGGAGTCCTGCAGCACGTATTATTATTTACAGTCAATCTGTTGCTATTAAGCACTCTAATTCCAGTATAGCTATTGTCGTTACTGTTGTTACCACAAACACTTCCGAAACTGCTATTATTTACAAGGATTCCCGATGTTCCACATAGATAGACGCTATTATTGTCAATATTAATTCCTATGCAGTTGTCAACAGATATGCCAGGCCCTTTTGATTGCCTTCCAGAACTTACCCAGTTATTTGAGAAATCCGTATAGCGTCCATCGGTTATTTGTATTCCTGCATAATAGTTATCATCAATGTCGCAACCAGTGACCTTATTAACAGTAAATTCAGCGCCAGGATACGTCACTTTATCCCCCTTAAAACGAAGACCGGTGTCTGCATTGTGGTAAATAACACAATCCCTAAACCAAACAGACGGCATTTGGATTATATTAACGCCGTCTTTAGCACTTCTGGCGATAAAACATTTGTAGAATACAATACCACCACCTATCGTTAATCCTGTAGATGCTTCTTCATAAGGAATAATTTTAATATTCTCATCCCCCACCGCCTCAACGAATTCACATTGAATAAATGACCAGTCAGCAACCCCTTCAAAAAAGCATCCTATCCCTCCTGTCACTTTCACGCTTCGCATGTTCCCTAGCCGTACTAAATAGAGATATATACCTCTAGAGGTGTGGTTCGGTAATATGCTGATATTTTCGTATACAATACGTTCGACAACCCCCGCCCATGTGTCATCTTTCGACCGGTGATTGATAAAAAGTAGAGTATTATCGCTTGGTATCTGCCTTAAATGGCTTTCGTTCCCTGAAATAAAATGCACATCCCGTAAAATGAACCCTGACGAATAGTATTCACCTTTTGGGAAGATTAACGAACCAGTAGCAACAGCAGCCGCCTCAATATACTGCTTATTATCAAACGCACTCCCGGCGTTCGGCACAACACCAAATTCAGTAGCATCACCCGGACCAGTGATACGTTTCCACGCATACGTAGAGCCAACCGCAATAGTGCCACCATCGTCCGTTAAGCCAGTTTTATCGACGCACTGAAATACGCCAGCACCATAACCCTGATGCTCTGTATGCCAGCCTGTGAGTAGGGCGTAATCGCCTATCTCATTTGAATTATCATCACGCATTTCCTGGAATGATTTGAATTTTAATTCTAGCTTGTTCAATGTGTCATATACGTTACTGTCCTTATACCCAACTTGTTTTGCTCCATCAGGAGTGGATAATTCTTGCCGCAACTGATCGGGGTCGTATTTAAGAATATTTGGAAAGTAGAACTGCTGAGAGCCGTATGCGTCATATACAGCCATAGAATAGCCTTCTACTGTTACAAATTTGGCAATCTGACCATTGTATACAGGGTATCCGGCAGCATTGATGATAAGTGGTTGGGAAACAGGAACATGAGTTCCATCTTCATTTTCAATGTATACCGGAATCTGGTTTTCCGGATTGACCGGGTCAGTATCAATTTCCCCTATATAAATTTTCCCATTCGCGTTCGCTTTGAATGAGCGAGCCAGTGTGAATAACTGCGCTGGCTGACTAACAACAATATTTGGTACGATATCTGGCATTTACTTTGCTCCGGGCGTAGCAAAGCCGCACAAGCTAAAACTTGCGCAGCGTTGGTTTGATGTGGTTAGTTATTTACTACTCTTGAGAATTCATTCCACTAATAGTGGCAACAATTCCTGCTCTCGAAAGGCGGTTGAATTCTTCATTACCTACAGCATCACGAATTGCTTTTACGGCGGTTTCATTAGCCATGAATCTACGCTCAGCCGCCGCCAATGCCTCCTTACTCGCCCCTGATTTGACAGCCGTTGCTGCTTCCTGAACGGCCCTTTCAATCGCGAAGCGTCCACTTCTTGATAGCGATATTTTTGAAACGATGCCTTTCAGTCCCGCTCCAGCCAACGCCCCGGCAGCAGCGCCAGCAATCCCTCCACCTGCACCGCCAACAACAGCACCTGATGTGGAGTTGGCTATAGCATTGAGGACAGTGCTGGTTACGCTGGACAGGCCCGAGTCAAGGTTTCTAAGTACGTTTGCGGTTCTCCCGGTCCTTTCTATGTACTGCTGTGGTTTTACTGCGGCCCTTGCTAAGGTTCCATAGGCATCAGCAATACGCCCTAAATCTGGCGAGTATCGGCTGATAGCCTTCACATTTTGGGGGGTGAGAATGGTTGCGATGTGGTTAATCCCAGCCGCATCAGCTTTACCCCCACGCACCCCATGTGATATTGCATCCTGCAACATTGAAGAAATGGCAGGCACACGCTCTGATTCTGGCAGCGAGCGAATCATTGAATGAAATCCTGACGGACCATTCAATCCCTTTGCAGATGATGTCTGAAGCGCCTTCACGCCATTAGTTATCAGTGCGTCTGTGGCTAGATCGCGCCCGAAAACCGACTCTGCACTCTCTTGCGCTGATAAGCGAGCTTTAGAAAGTTCATTAGCTTTCATCCAGTCATCAAGAAAACCACCTTTATCAGCAATTGTACGCATATCATCAGTTATTGCGCGGCGGATTTCTCCTGCTCGCCTGGCCGCATTTGCCTCTCCGCTACGCATATACTTCTGTTCTGCATCGGCAAATTTTGCCCTCCATGCCTTCATGCCATCAAATGTAACGCCACCTTGATTATTAGCCTGAACAAATTGTTTCATCTCTGGCGTAAGAGGTATTCCTGCCGAGCGCTCAGACTGGATGACGGCATTCCCATTTGACATTCTTGCTTTGTGATTTGGCATTGTTGAGCGAATATCACTCCATGCGGATCTCTCAGCTTCCCTCATCTGGTCAAGATTCTGTATTACTCGCCGCTTAATGGAAGCACTTTTCTCTGAAGATGTGCCAGCCGCTGCTCCAAGCTCATCCAGATTTGCAGAAAGCTTCGATGCAATTTCATTAAACGCAGCTTGATGTGCATCCTGAACCACACCCGGAGTGGATGCTAACGCACCTTCTGCCTGTGCAATCCCGCGACTTCCTGATCTCATGCCGGGGGTTAATGTGCTCACATCTACACCCGCATTTTCAGCAGCCCTCGCAATATCGTCAGATACGTTTGCCGCCTGACTTGCAATGGCATCCCTGCCAGAAGCAGACCTTGCAAAACGAGAAACATCATTAGCTGAATCAATAGCAGCAGAGCCTAGCGGTTGCGCTGCTCTCGGCGAGATTAGGCGCCCCAAACCCGATAATGCCCCCTGTGCCCCAAGGTTAATGGCCGCGTTAGTTGCAGCATTTTTGGCAAAGTCTCCCTGCTGGTTAGAGGCATCTGCCAGTGATCCGATGGCCATGTTTCCGGCAACTCCGGCGCCAGGTATAAGATAGCCACCAATAGTCTCCCCCGCTTGTGCATAGGGGTCTGTAGGGCGGTCTACAGGACGATAAACATCATCCAGTACCTTTGGGCCACCCAACCCCTGACTAATGGCGTTAATCAGGCTGGCACCACCCTGCAACACATCGAATGGAATGTTTACCAGCCCGCGTCCAGCCTGCTCGGCGATTTGTCCTGCGCCCTGCCCGCCAGTCAGGAAATCACCGGCACGCTGCATTAATGATGGTTCTGTCTGCTGTTCTGCTGGTTGTGTTTCTACTGCCGATGCCTGCCCAGAAAAATACTCATCAATGGCGGCACCAATATCCTCAGTGCTTGTACCATCAGGAAAGGTGAATGTCTTACCGTTTGCAGTTACTTTCATCATTCCACCGTGAATTGAATGCCGGATTTAGACGTGTAGCTTCCTCCGACTGATTGCTGAGTCGCTGGCTGCTGCCTTGATGATTTCTGCCCACCATTACCAACATCAACGTTGTACTGCTGGTTATAATTGTTGGTGTATTCCTGTATCTCACGAATAGACTGCTGCATAGCCTCCGGGCTTGAGTAGTCAACTTGCGGCATCCCCTGAAAATACATCTTCGCTTCTGCAATGGTGTTGATACCGCTAGCGCCCATATCTCTTGCTGCTGCCACGCCCTGATTCTGCATTCTTCCCTGAATACGTTGTGCGGAGTTATATAACCGTCGTTGTTCTTTGCCTGTGAGTCGGCTGCGAACATCTGCACCAATTGCCGGATTTCCTGCTCCGCCAGTCATGCCAGTCATAAAATCGAGAGCAGAAGCATCTGCATTTGCGATTGCGTCAATGTCTTTCTTCATCGCGTAGTTCTGTGCGCTTGCTGCAGACGTTGGAGGCGCTGCAATAGCACTTGCCGGGACACGAACCATATTGCCGTTATCGTCAATACCTTCGTAAAATGCATTAGCCCCTGCGCCGTGAAGTTTTCCGTCAATGTTGACTGTTCTACCATCTGCAAGCTGAACGACACGATTCCCGTCGACTCCTGATATCGTTCTGGCGTTTACCCTTTGCATTGCCAAATCCTGACCGCGGCGGGCTGTAGAGGCTGACATGTCTTGTCCGCGCATAGTAATATTTTGCCCGCGAGCCTGAAGTCCTTCCCCTGCTTTATTGCTGCGGATTGTTTCAGCAAGTCTACCTCGGTCAATCTCGCGACCTGTCAACTTGTCCTGAATATCAAAATACTTTTCTGGTCCTACCGCGTGCATCCCAATAAGGTCTGTTAACTGCGTGAAGCCTTCAGGGCTTTGTTGATATGTCTGCCACGCCTGTTCAGGAGATACGCCAATTTGCTGCAGTGTATTCTGGTGAGTGGCAAGCTCTCGCATCACCGCTTCAGGCCCCTGAGCGGCGGCAATATTCAATCGTGCAGACATATCGCCCATTGCCTGATTTCTGTCAGCATCAACAAACCCCATTCCTTGACGAATTGTTTCAATCTGGTCTGGGTTCGTGGCCGCGAGTTGACGCAAGGCGTCGCGATCACCTGCCGCATAAGCCTGACCGAAAGCTTTTTGAAAGTCAGAAAGCTTCTGAGCAGCCTCATTCTGCTGTATTTCCTGACCAACTGCACCAAGACCCTGAGCAAGTTGAACTCCAACGTTTGGGCGCTGGCTAAAGTCGTAGTTTGATAGTGATGGCTGCCCGGGCGCGTTTTGGTTTGCCACCTGCATTGATGGCAGTCCGGCGAGTTGAAATGTAGCCACGATAACTCCTTAGAAGAGTGAGCCAAGCAATCCGATACCAGCACCGATACCAGCGCCCCATGGCGTGGAAGTACCTAACAGGCTTGCAATACCAGCACCTGCAAGCGCACCACTCGTACCTCCGCTAATGGCACTTCCAAGCGTGGATTGACCAGAACCCTGAGAGCGGATAGCCGCCATCTGTTGTGCGAGATTACCTGCGTTATTTGCATAGTTCTGTCCTGCCGATGCCTGGCCTGCTGCCGCAGACTGACCAATGTTTAACAGGTTGCCATAGTTTTGCATCTGTCCGGAAAGCCAGTTTTGCCCAAGCGTTGGTGCAATGGCCGCCAGTTGGTTTGATGTCGCAGTCGAGCCAAGTCCACCTGTCGCCTCGGCGGCATTAAGGCTTTGATAGCGAGCCTGATCAGCCAACTGTTTATACTGGTCTGAGTTGTAATACTGATTGAGAGCGCTGTTCTGACCTTCCAGCGTTGATAGCTGCTGAATCTGCTGGAGAGCCGGCAAACCTGCGGCGGCGTAAGGTGCCAACTGCTCCATCACACGATTGAATTGTTGGTTTTGCAGGTCTGCTGCGTACTGTGTTGCTTTTGCGGCTTCTTTTGCCCCGCTGCTTGATGAGCCACCTTTACCGCCTTTTTCAGGATAATAAGGTTCCTCACCGCGCAGTTTCCTGCCCAGCTTAAATGCATATAACATGGCTATCTCCCGTGATTCAGGAAGTCGATTAGTTCTTCGCGTGTGGCGCTGTAAAACGTCACGTCATCCACGCCTTTGAAGTATTTCTTGATGGTTCCTACACGCTTAAGGCCAATCATTGCGCAGTACATCTGACCGTGGCGAAATTTGCGTGCAGCAAATGATGTAACGCACTGAACGGTGGTGTTGGCGAGAATGTATCGCCAGAACATCAGCCCGATTTCCTTACTGAATCCTCTAATCTCAGGCAGATACATGGCGTGGCAGTCAAAGGTCAGCGGCTGAATCTCGTTGTAATACACGATGCCACCGAACTGACCATGTACGTTCACTTCGAAATAGCGGCACTCAGGCTTGTAGTCGTATCCGTCACCGTTGTTACTCCCGGCGATGATGTCGGGATGGTTGCCGACCGTTTCTATCAGGTCGATGTTTCGTGTTGGAGTGAATGTAATCATTAATCAATCAACCCGTGTGCACGCAAGGCGTCTTCCAAAGCCTTAGTGCGCCGACGCTCAGCAATTAGAGCATTGGCTATAGCCTGGATTTCAGATTGCGTGTAAGTATCGCTAACGGTGAATGTCAGGTCAGCATCGAATGCGCCTTTATTAGTCGTACCTGTTGCCGCGGTCCATCCAGTCTGCCGAGCGCCAACAACTTTTGTACCGTTAACAGAATAACTTCCTGATACGTTAAGGGATGAGGCAAGAGTTTGTGTTCCTGTTCTGCTGAGTGAAACATAATCAACGATTATCTCTGATACCTTACCGTCGATATCCTCAACTTTTATTTTCAGTCCGTTAACATCATTCTCTATTTCAAGAAGCTTTACTTTTATTCCTGAAATATCCTTTTCTGTTTTTGTAATTCTTTTTTCGTGCTTATCAAGAATCACATCCTGCTCATCATTTCTGACCTGCGCATCATAAGCACCGCTTCCGGCCTGATTTGCCTTTCCTGCAATGGAGCCAACATCAGCCCCCTGATTTATGACGTACAGCAGGTAAGACTGACTGAATATGTTGCGAGGGAGAATAGATGCATCAATGCGTGTAGCCTGAACCACGACAGGATTATTAAGTGACGGGTCTGCCATATTTTACTCCAGACGAATTTGACACCCGGATAGTGTTACTGGTGATTTTGTGATTACCCGCAGTTTGAATCCGATTAATCGACGAATACGACCTACACGCTTCCATAAAACTCTCTTGTCGTACACAAACGGCTCATTCTGCTCAATCATCTGTTCGCGACCGTAATTGATTCCGTCTGTGGTTGCAGACAGAAACAGTCGGTCAGCATATTGAGCAACACCAGTGGATGATTCAACCTCAAGGTCGAAGCATCTGGCGTTATCTGCCTTGAAGAGGGGCGTAAACAACAGGTGTTCTTGCTGCTTGTCGTACTGACTACTGATGTCGAATTGCAACTGCCCCGTCACCGCTTCTGACTTGTCGCCACACGTAATCTGGTTGCCTTCGTACATGAAATCGATGGCGCGATAAACATCGTCGTATAAACCGGTTTTCAGTACGCACCATTGCGGCCCGTTCTGGCTTGATGAGGCATCGTAAACCAGCACATGACGCGGGAGATGGATAATCAGCAGTTCATGCGAATCGAACCTCAACGCTTCCATCACCCCGGTTGCCAGTTCATCAGCCGTGTATGAGCGGATAATTTTCTCAATACTGGCCGTCGCAATTGGTGAAGCCTGCCCTGACCCGATGATGTAAACGGAAGGTGCGCCAGTAGCCGGGTGACTGATGAATGCATATGAATCAGCGAACGGCGTTTTGCAGTATGTTCCGGCAATACCCTTCTGCACCATTAGAGATGGATGAGCAACGTAAAGCGCTGCGCCTGCTGTGGTTGCTCCGGTAAGCGAGAAATACTCTATCGTCGACGAGCCAAAGCAGACGATGAAATCTCGCCATGAACCTATGCCAATTATCCCGTCAGGTTGCGATTCTGCGTGATATTCTGCACTGTAGCGGTCAGGATGCGATTCATCTTCGAGGTCAGTGATAAACCATGAATCAGTGCCGTCTTTTGACCACGCATAACGCCCACGTAAGCGCGTAATGTCACGCACTGAACCTAACTCATACTGCGTGAATCCGCTGTCTGCAGGCCAGTTTGAGACGGTTTTAACCGTGCCATCATAGCGATACTCGACCAGTTGACCATTAACGCCTACCGCCTGTGATGTCCGACCATGTGCCATTGATACGCGACCGCTTCCAGCTACATCACCTACTACGGTTTCCCCTTTGTAGAGCTTACTGCCTAAAACGCGATATACAGCGTTCTGAGCGGTATTGTATTCAACACCACGCGATACACCATTTACATCGTTGCGCTTCGCTATGCCGGGGAATGAGCGTAAATAACCCGATGAGTTGAGGACTTCTTTCGGTGTAGCCAACATATTGATTGGTAGGTAATCAATATAGTCGGCATTCTTGAAGTCTTTACCCATTCCCTTCATCATGGGGAGTTGTTGAATCGGCATTCTGCTCTCCGGGGAAATAATGCCATTCGTTCAGATTGGCGAAACTGTTTCCACTGCCAGTTGGCATGCGTGACGGGTAAGGAGCTCTTTTTGCTCTGGCGATGGCGGTCTGCTTATAGAGAAGCTCCTTCCCATATTTAGCGGTTGTGATAATTTTGGCGGTAGCCTCAAGCGCATAATCCGGAGCAATTCTGCAAGCCAGATTGTGGAATACTGCGCTGATTGCGCTTGAGCGAAGACCGTGGTCGTCACCTTCGGCTGGCGGGTTATCATCATCTGAGAATACATACCCGGTAACAATGCCTTTCCCGTCCTGATACCACTCAGCCATCATCGCTTCAAGGTCATCTACGGCATCCTGCATAGACTGTGGCTCAACATCAGTGAGAGTTGCATCTGATGCTACACCAAGCTTACGCAGCGCCGCCCTGACCAGATCGCCTTTAGTCTTTATCTGCATCGCTTTCCGCCTTAGGCTTTGGTCCTGGCTTTTTGCGTTCTTTGGTTGCCGGTTCTTTCGGTCGCAGGCTTAGCAGACGATTCAACACATCATCTGCCGTGTGGCCGTCCCATTCCTTGCCAAACTCAATTTCCGTGCCTTTAGGCAGATGTTCAATTTCACTCTCTGGGAGGTGGTATGTTACCGCGCCTTCTGGGGTGTCGATGCCAGCTAACACCCATCCATCCCATTGCTCGCCGTCATGATGCTGGAAGCTCCACCATGCGCTTTCGCGGAAGGCATTCATTAGCGTTGAAAACAGGCGCACTCGATGTGCATATAGTTCGTTAAAGGTGTGGTATCCATCAGACACTTCACCCATGTCTTTCTTGACCACGCCTGACTCGCCGATTGGTTCGTCATTGGTCTCCGGCACTAGATTTGGATGCTTAACCCAACCATCGGCAAGGTGATCTTCTACGTCGCCGTCATCGACAACTTTAACCTGAACTTCCTTGCCCCATACCTTCGTTCCACGACCCTGCTTATATAGCATTACACCCATGTGTCACCTCAAATAAAAAAGGGGCCGAAGCCCCTGTTAGTTACGCAGTCTGACCAGGCAGGCCAACACCGATTGCTTCCGGTCGTGTCGCGTTTACGCCGTACCACAGCGCAATACGGCACAGGCCGGACAGGGTGGAAATATCCCCCTGCGTAGCGAAGATACCGTTCAGGCCGACATCCGGGATGCTGAATGAGGTAGTTTTCATACCTGCAAAAAGCTCATGGTTGGCCGGAATCGGCTGAGACACAATACGGATGGCGTCATCAGCCCAGAACACGTTGGTACGGGCATCCTTAACGTTCAGGATGTTCACCGCCATTGCATCAGCCAGTGAGGTGTTAACGTTGGCGTAGGCGCGTTGCTCAGGAGACAGAGAAACATCATCCAACGCAACTGGCTTCGGCGTGATTTCAACGTGAGTAGCGTCAACAACACGGACTACGGAGAAAGTAGCGTCCTGCGCCAGTACGTTCTTAGCCATCTGACCAAGGAACTTCACGCCAGTAAACGAAATTTTGTCGCCGCGTTTCAGGCCGGTAGTTGCAGACAGGGTGACGGTAGCAAAACGGTTATCAACGTTAACTTTGTTGCCATCGTTATCCAGTTGCCATGCGACAGGCTTGAAGGACTGCGCACCGGATACAGTGATGCCAGTTGCAGTAGATTTGGTCAGCACAGGAAGTTTCGGAGAGCGCAGGACATCATCGAAGCCAGCAACCTGACGCTGGATAGTGCCATCGCGGTACGCTTCTTCAGGAATGCGCCCAAAGATATCGCGCTTAGTCAGGTCATAACCCGCCTTTTTGTAGTCCTGCGGGTTGAAGAAGTACGATGTCCCCATGTCGCGGTTAAGTTCGCGGGAGAACATCAGTTCTTCTGCATCGGCCACAAAGTTCCATGCGTCTGCGGTATTAGTGCCGATAGCATCCGGCGAAGTGATAACCAATGACCCCATCTCGGCGGCCATGTTTGCGACTTTCAACTCAACGTTGTTAGCCAGTTTGCGAGCTGCTGACTGGATGCGGTGACGATACGCAGTCTCGTCTCGCAAGTCATCTGCGCGTAACTGGAAGAAGTCGTTATCCGGCTCTCCCATGTTTACCGCGACGTTAAGCTCCAGTAACCCTGTCGCTTTATCAGTTAAATCCCAACCCTCCTGAGTGGGGGACTCCTGCTCTACAGGCATCCAGATGGTATTGCTGGAGCGCTGCATAGGAGCAGGTGGCGGGGTATATTTCTTGGCTTTCTGCGCCATTGGAGTGATTGCGGAGATGGTTTCAATAATCTCATCCACCGCCAGTGTAACAATTTGACCTTCGTTCAAAGCCATTATCGGATTCCTTTAAGTTTTGCCTTTAGCTTGCGGTAGGTTTCCACATCGCCCTTGCTCGCAGCTGCATCCATCTGTTTACGAATGGCATCTTTATTTGCTGCGCTGACATCACCGGTAATCGGCTGGTCAGCAGGGGGGGCGGAAGAGATTTGTTTACCGCGAGGCTTGAGAGTTAAGCGTTCGGATAGTCGAGTGAGTTCAATCAGCGCGGACTGCCCATCCATCGCCAGTAACTGGCGGGCTTTCTCCGGGTTTGCACCCAGGTGATACATGAGCGCGGCGGACTTCTCCGGGAACAGGCGCATAATGTCGGCTCCAACCGCAGGCGGAACCAGTTGCATAAATGCGTCTTCTTTCTCCTGATAGTCAGGGATATTGAGCTTTTCCGCCGCGTCATAGTGTTTGCGGGCAGCTTCGACGTATTGCGCTGATTGCTGGGTAAACTCCTGAGTCTTGCGGCCCTGTTCTGCTACGGCATTGCTGCGGGCGTCCTGCGCTTTCATTAGCCATTCGGTATTAGCAGCATTGAAAGCGGCAAGCGCACGGCTGTTGTCGTAGTCATATTTAGCCAGGCCTTCTTCTGACAGATAGGCATTAATATCCGGCTGAGGTGGAAGGTCAGGGTTTACCCGTAAACTCTCCGGCAATTCTCCGCGTTTAACTGCCTCCATCTGCTGCTCAAGCTCGCGCTGTCGTTTGCGCTCGATGCGGCGGCGGGCGAATTCTGCGTTCTTTGCCGGGTCTTGTTTTGGTGCTGTCTCATCGTCCTTCAGGACAATCTCAAAGCCCTCTTCCTGACCTGCATTGTCGTTGGCATTATCGACAACTAAGCTATCAGCAGATGCCGCTGCATAATCGCCGGACAGGGTTAAGTCTTCAGTTGCCTGAATTTCGGTGGTTGGTTTCATGATTAACTCTCTCTTATTGAGGTGTCTCGGCTACACTGCCGGAAGGTTGATTTTGTCTCTGCGATCGCAGGATATTGGCAATGTCCATTCGCTGCTTGTGCGTCTGTTCATTGCCTTTAAGGAGTAACTCAGCATTTGCGCGAGCGTCTTCGCTGCGGTCCTGCTGGAATGAAGCAACGGTTTTGAGGAACTCTCTAAACTCGGACTGTTTATTGAGATCCATATTGTTGAATATTTCTGCGATTTTCGCAGCGTTAAGTTGGTTTTGAGCTTCGACTTTAGCCGCGTCGATTTGAAGAGATAGCGTCTGATTCTGCGCTTTAGCCAGTTCAGCCTGACCTTGCAACAGCACACCCTGCGCCTGAACCATTGCCGGGTCTTGCTGTCCTTGTTTGGCCTGCTGCGCTTCGACAAACCATTGCTGCTCTTCAGGTGTTTCCGGCTTCTTAACGCCCATCTGAATAAGCTGCTTATTGGCATAGTCACGCATCATCTCGACACCTTTACCATCAAGCAGGGTGAAGTACTGAAGCAACAGCAGTTGATATTCTGGCGTTCCCTGTGGCGTCTTGCCGAGCAACTCAAGAATTTCTGCGCGGTTTTGCTGCTTCATGGACTGGAATGATGGTCCAACATCCGTGTAGCACTCATAGCGCCCCCTGATATCGTTCAGTACCTGCCGCTCACCAGTGGCAAGGTCAACAACCTCAGCCATTAGCTGAACCTCTTTTTCACTGCCATCCTCAAGGGTGATTGTCACGCTGCGAGGAACATCGTAGATGTCGTTAACTATCGACTGGTAAATCTCACCGTCACGGCGCATAGCGGTAGCCAGATTATCCTGAAACACGTATGTCTCAAGGTCAGCCCGCATATTGAGTTGGTTTACGGTATCGAATGCAACCTGATTACCATTAACCGACCCAGCATCTACACCAAGAGTGGCAACCTCTTTTACTGCGCTGGTTGCAGCTTCCAGCATATAGGCATTGGCCTGTGGAACTTCCGGATTTTCATAGTATGCCAGCGGCTGAGTTGGCATTTCTCCGTTGTTCTCATCCGTGCGATTGAGCAGGTAATACGGGTAATCGTCGTTACCGTCATACATATGCTCAAAGCCTGCAATCTGTTCAGGCCAGAAGAACGGCTTCTTCTTCGGAGTACGGGCCACGATGTCGGCGTTGAACGACATAATCATGTTGCGCAGACGCTGACCGTCTTTTGTCAGGCGGACGACACCCTCATACACTTCTTTATCTTCAACGAAGCCCCACTCGCCGAATACCGGAACAATGGGGATATGTTCGCCAGCAATGAGCTGCTTGTCTTTGAGTACAGCGGTGCAGGTGATAATCGATTTGTATACCCGGCGACGCTTAATCTGGCGCTCTGCAATTTTGATAAATCCACTATCAGCCAGGTCGTCGATGACGTCTTTAATATCGCGCTTAAAGTAGCTTACCGGCTCACCCGTAACCGGGTCTTGGTAGATAAACGCCGTCTCTTTCTTCTCGACCACTTCGTAAAACTCAGCGATCTGAATTGTGTCCTGCGTCAGCCATGGAAATACCCAATCGTTGGGGTTCTGGAATGATGGAATATCATCAGCATCAAGGTCGTATTTTTCTGCGAAATCCTCCCAACCATTCTGGCTCATTGAGTGGATAACTGTGCAGTGACGGGCGTCAGACTTGTCCATCAGTTTGCTGTTGCTGTCCCAGATAACATGGGAGCAGGCACTATGGATAGGCTCTCGACGGATAACCTGATTGTTGCTCGTCGGACTTTGATCTTCGTAGTCAGTGACCAGACGCCACGCACCTACGCCAGATTCAATCTGCTCACGAACAGCGACGTTGACCGCGATTTTTGCCGTATTGTGTCGCATGTCTGTGCGATACATTCCCATTAGCACATCAGCAGCGTCAGGACTTGCTCCATCCTTTGGGCGATACAGAACATCAACAGGGTTCTGACGCATCTCAGAAACGAGTTTGCGCACCACTGGTCGTACCACATCGAACTGCCCGCGATATTGCAGGGTTGTGTATTGTGATAGCCAGTCATCCCATTGGCTGATCCGACTAAAGAACAGATCGTTCTTAGCCTCTCGTCTGGCTTCATCACTGGCTGTCCAGTCCGCATCAAAGCGCGACAGGATGCTCTCCAGCCTGTTTTCATTGTCGGCCATTATCGTCCTCTGCGTACTGGTCTAATCGGTGCGGGGATTTTCTTTTCTTTCGGCTTTCTGATATCGCGCATCATCCTGGCGAAGCGGCGCATCATGTAGCCGTAGCGAGTAGCATCGAGCACATCATCGTTGGTCTTGACAATCTTGCCGTTCTCATCGCGATGATATAGGCGGAACTCTTCAAAAAATGGTTCGCATGTGTTGAATACTTTGAATCTTCCTTCAAGCATCAGGTCACGAAGTTCACTAATGCCTGACTCTACTGAGTTACCGCCATCCGGGAACGTTGCGTGTTCGGGAAGCATAGAGAACCCGGCGTCCGCATATTGGGTTTTAAGTTGCTCACCACCGCCCTTTTCGTGTTGGTGACCGTCATGAGGCCACGCGACAGGTATTTTGTTAGCCCACGACTTAACAGCACCCCATGCCTGAACTGCGGTGTTCTCTGATTTCTTCCACACACGCGCCAGATAGAAAACATCTGCGTCTTTGTCCCACCAAAGCTGAATGTGAGCTTGCGGGTGGTTCCAGCCGAAGTCCTGAGCGTCGATAACATAGAAGTGATCGGGACACTCAAACGGCTGGCACTTAATCGTCTCTTCCGGTATCTGGAATATTCGACCGCTACCCATCGTAGGAATACCGCGAGCACGCGCCTCTCTCTCATGCTCAGGATAGGATGCGATGATTTGCTCTTTCTGCTCGTCGGTGTAGTGCTCAGCGTCATAGATGGTCATGTTGACCACTTTCTGCGACTTGCTGGGATTCTTCAGGAACTTGGTAACAACGTCAGACATCCCCATCAGCGGGGTAAACGTCAGAATTGAGAATTGCCCGTATTTGTTTGTACGGGTAAGACCTTCGCCATAAATGCTGTATGGTGGCTCTTCGTCAAACCACACGCCGTGGATTGTGTCACCCTGCCAGCGTGCACGGCCTTGCGAGTATGGCTTGAAGTAGCATATTGAGATGCCATCTTCGACGCCTTCTGGCGTGTGGTGCTTAACAAGAAGGTGATCAACAAGATTAGGGAAGAACGGAGACTTCTTCCAGCTAATGATGTCCTCTTTCGGGATTGACCCATAGCCAGGTTCATCATTCTCTTCGATACGCCCGCACAGGATGCGTTGAGTCGTTTTGGTTACAGTCTCGTTTGTTTCACCGCCAATCCAGAAGACAACTGGCTCATAGAAACGCTTACCTTTCCACTCTCCGCCATATTTACCATCAGCCGGATAACCTTTCGTTCCCGGGTATCGCCCGGTAAGGTGAAACGCGACTTCAGCAGCGCCAGTAAATGACTTACCAAGCTGGTTACCAGCCATAAAACATCGCTCTGGATAGTCATGACCTGCGTCGATGAACTCACGCTGTTTGCTGTATGGCGTAAACTCATATAGCAAGTGTGTATTTCGGTAGTTCTCTTCTTCTTCGAGTAGCTCGAGCAATTCGATTTGCTCTTCGTCGCTCAGGTTATCAAGAATCGCGTCCAGTTCCACGGTTGAATAGCTCCTTGATACGAGAGCGGCGCTTATCGCGATCTCCCTTATCAGGTGTCACGTCTTCAACTTGCGACTGCTCTTTGAGGCCCAAATCGCGGGCGATGATGTTAGCGTTGAGAAGATCAGCGGCTGCGCCGGAGAATTTTTGGTCGTAGATGATTTGCTCTGCTCGCGTAACGACCTCAGATAAGTCTTCTCTCACCCTGTATTGTCGCCATGTCTCAAGCGTCACATCGAGGAATAGCGTTAGCCCAGTGATGGTCATCGCCCTCATCTTGGCGATAGGCTCTTGTGTAACTTCTCCTTGATATGAGAAAGCCTTCATCTCCCATAGTGGGTTAGCCTCCACCCACTCGAAGTATTCACAACAAGCAGCCCACAGCGCCTCAGGCGATTCGAATTTAGGATTTCGCCCATGACTACTGCGGGCCTCCCAAAATCGGTTGCCCTTTGGTGCTGCCATATTGATTATTTCCCTTCTGTTTGCTTCCCAGCGGGGAACGAATCAACGCTGCCGCCGGAATAGCAGTCAAGATCAATTGCGACTTGTACCGCTTCTCTCGCATTTTTGCCACAGTGCATGGCAGTGCGAGCAATCAGCCCACCACTACCAATGGCGTAAGGTTCAACCTGTAGCGAAATACTCGCCCGCGTTTCGCCTTTCTCTTTTGAGATGATGTAAGCACGACCAGCACCGATGATAGCAAGCGCTGTGAAAGAGAATGTCGGGAGAAATTCTGATGCATACGTCAGGTTGTTCTTAAGCAGTTCCTGCAATTCCATCTCCGCGCCGCAATCACCAGAACAACCTAATGCAACCACTTTACTGCCGCAAACCTCCCACCCAGATTCTGGCGGTGTGTAAATCTTTTGTTCTGTATACGAACACACAACATCACCAGATGTTGCCTGGGTGTCAGATGCCAGGGTCTTTCCATCCCATGCAATAGTGGTCATATCATGCTCCGGTGGTGAACAGGTCTAACGCTTCCTTCGATTTACGCACCGCTTCGATAGTGCGGGTCGTGATATCTGAATTAGCGCCGCCTGACTGGAAGTGAATTTTGAATAGCTCAAGCTTCAGTTCGTCAGTGCCAATGAACTGAAATGCTTCTTCTGCGGCTGCGTTCTGGTTCATGACCAGTTTGTAAATCTCTAACTGGAATTTCTGTTCTTCAGTCATGGGAATAATCTCTGCCATTGTTGGCTCCGTTTATCCGTTAAAAGGGATATCAGTTAAGTTATCCCGTGTAGGGCATAAGCCATTGTCGAGACCACTCATTGAATGGCCTCTGCAATAACCGATGTCTTTCCATCAGTCCGCCACCACAAAGAATCTTTTTTGCCATAAGGCAGGAGGTTCATCTTTCAGTGGCTGCCAGTGTTATTTCCCCACTTACTGGCTTGGGTTGTTTCGTGGTACTGCCGTAATGTACAAACTGGATTAACCAGCAGAATCACACCATGCCGGGCAAATACATTTGCACTTCATTTGCCGCTCTCTCACGTGCAACATGAAGCAATCTTTTTCGCCCACCAACTCCCCACTTAGCCATTTGACTTGCGCACTGGCTTATCGCTTTGGTTTCAGTGTTGATGATGTGGTCAATTTTGTTCAGGCGAGACATGGCACCAACGCCGAGACGGACAATCGTTTTGAAAACTTCATAAACTTCGATTTCAAATTCCGGCTTAATCCATGCTGCATATCTGATTGCCAGTAGTTCAACGCCCCACACACCAGGTTCGGCACCACCTTTAATGATTTTAAGTGGTTGAATTTGTTTCAAAGTGCTTTTTTGCACTTTGACCTCTAGTGCTTTTATGAAGCGTTTTATCTGCGCACTACGCAAAAACTGGCTTGGGCGCTGTTGTTCTGTAGCCTCTCCGTTTGCAACTGCAGCTGCATGGAGATCGTTTAAGTTGTAGCGTCCGTCCTCATCAACACGAACGGACACACCATTGACCATAACTGTTGGGTACTTCATCAGTGATCACCTTTAAGTGATGAACCTTGTCACACAGGATTCCGGCCCACAGAAAGGCACCGATCACCAAACCGGCATCCTCAAGGGTCATCCTGAAAGGTTCTGTGTTCAGAAGTCGCGCGTGTGAAGCGCATTTACTGCGGATATAAAAATGCCCCGCATTACGAGGTATTTTCATGAAAGTCACTTGTCAAATTTCTATGTGATGGAAATTATTTCAGGCATTGCGTCCTGATGTACTCCTGAAGCGTTCTCAGTGCTGCTTGGTCGCTGATGATTCCGTCCCGGATACCGAGAACGTTTCGTCCAGCAACTGGAGAGAGTTCGACGGTGGCATCATTGCCCATGCCGGAGGCGCTGGAGGTTTCGGCTGTGGCTGGCAATGGACACTTGCCTTTGACGAGCACCCTGCCACCATTATCAAGCTTGTGCTTAAGAGAATCGTTCTGAGCCTTAGCATCAGCAAGTTCCTTTGTGTATTTGGCATCAAGTGCCGCTACGTCTCGCTGCCGGGTTTGCATGTCATTGATGGTGGCATTTGCCAGAATGAGTTGCTCTTTGGCTTTATCGCGCTGGTCTTTGTAGGTGATGGCGTTACTGCGGTAGTGGTTAACTGACCAACCAAGCGACACAATGATGCAGACAACCGCAGCGATGATGATTGCGACTATCCTGCTCACTTGTCACCCCACATACAGACTTCGCGCTCAATCTCTCGTCTGGTGATAAGCCCTTTCCACTGCTTTCCGCCAGCATACGTCCAACGGCGTAATTGTTCGCACGCGCCTTTAATGTCACCCTGGTTGATTTTGTGCAGTAGTGTTGAGGTCTTGAAGTTTCCGGCACCAACGTTGTAGACGAACGAGTAAAGCGCACCGCGAGTTGTTTCGGGGATTGGTACTTTGATATACGGGTTAATTTGCCTGGCGACCGTGTTCAGGTCTTTATTCAGCAGCGCCTTACACTCAGATTCTGTGTAAGTCTTGCCGATCATGATGTCGTTCCCGGTATGCCCGTAACAAACTGTCCAAATACCAACAACATCGCGGTATGGCTTATATCTGACCCCCTCCAGACCATCATTACCAGTTGGCCCAGTAATCAGTACAGAAGCTATTGCGATAGCCCCACCACCAACGGCTGCCAGTACGCTTTTTCGAAGGGTGCTGTTCATCAGATTTCCTTTGGTGCTTTCTGACCGAGTTCGGCGATAACCGTGGCTGTAGCTGATGGATTTCTGGAGTCGGTTTTATTCAAAATGTCCTGCAGTATCTTCGTTCGCTTCATTTGCTCACGCTTGTTGAGCCGGTAAGTCAGAACGCCGAGGATAATGCTGAACGCGACGCCAATGATGAAGCCCCAGTCCTGTAGAGAAAGACTGGCAAAGAAAGCCGCAAGACCAGCGCTACCGTATGAAGCATTGCTGTATCTTTCGTCCATCTTCATTTTCTCACCCCCTGAGTGCGGGGATCTGTTCAATTTAGGAATTAACGTGGTTGTTGAGTGAACAAATCCAGGATACGTTTATCAGTAACGTGGTTTGCTCGTTATTGCTTTCGCGAGGAAATCACTGGGGGTACTGTTGGTGCAGTATCCCCACCCATCGCATTTAACGGACATTAATGGATGCACTCATAAATGCATCCTGTAATGAGCATTCTTAATTTTGTTAATCTATAACCCAGGACTTATTGTTAACAATGCATGAAATTGTTGCTGTTGATACGCCGTATTGTTTAGCAATACCCGTTTTCGTCATTGATTTGCAGTCGCGTATTTCTTTCACCTGATCCATGGTTAGCTTTGCCCTGCCATTTTTCTCTCCTTTGGATGACATAAGGCTATTAGAAAACGCATGCAGAATATTCTGTTGTGCCGTTACCCACTCTAGGTTAGATACGTTATTATCAGTCTTTATTCCATTCTTGTGGTTTACCTGTGGGCACAATTTTTTATTATCAATGAATGTTTCAGCTACCAATCTATGCACTTTATGTTTCTTTGCTACGCCTTCCGAGTAGAGGGATACCTGCAAATATCCATAACCATCTACATTCGGCTTAAGCCAGCGCCCTTTCCTTAACTTTCCGCCATCATCAACTCGAGAATGAGAATAAACTCGCCCATCAGTCGTTACAGCGTACTTACCTTCGTAACCTGCGATATCTTTTGCGCTTTCACTCAACATGAGCTACTCCTTTTCACGAAGCCCAGCCAAGCGCTGGGTTTTCTTTTGGTCATTATCAAGCGCCCATATATAGACGCTTTGTAATGACTACTGGAATGTAGCTACTGTCACGCCTTTTTCATTGCAGACGTAAGCAACTTCTCCATCGTCAAGTAGCACTTCGGAATCACCTCCATGCCATCCAGTGAAGAAAATCATTCTTGACTCTTTCACGTAGCTGACATCACCTGTCACTTGGAAAATAGAGGTGTCTTTATCTGAGTTAATCGTCTTGAGAGTAAGCATTGTTATTCCTATTGGTATTGGTGGTTGTTTATAGGGTGAAAGCGTCACTACCCCGTCGCCACGAATGTGCAAGGGTATCTGGATGTGTTCTGGTGATTGGTGATAGGGCGCTTTCAGAAATGTCGTGCTTAAAACGCGAAAAGCCCCGAGCTGTTAAACTCAGGGCTTTATTTAACGAGTGCATTTATCCATCGTTGAGTCAAATTTACCCAACTTTATTCAAAAAGTCAATATCATGCTGTTAATATGTTGCCATCCGTGGCAATCATGCTATTAACGCGTGACCGCATTCAAAATATTGTCTGCGATTGACTCTTCCTTGTGACATTGCACCACCAAAGCGTCATACAGCGGCTTAACAGTGCGTGACCAGGTGGGTTGGGTAAGGTTTGGGATTAGCATCGTTATGGCGCGATATGCGGCGCTTGCCGGCACCCTTGAATAGCCGACGCCCTTGCATCTTCCGCACTCCTTCTCAACAACTCTTCCCCACTGTTCAGTTTTGGAAATATCAACCGCCCGGCCTGTACCGTGACAATCTCTGCATCTTGCTCCCGGCGTCGCAGCACTACGGCAATAATCAGCATAAGCAAATGTTGCGAGCACTTGCAGTACCTTTGCCTTAGTATTTCCTTCAAGCTTTGCCACACCGCGGTATTTCCCCGATACCTTGTGTGCAAATTGCATCAGATAGTTGATAGCCTTTTGTTTGTCGTTCTGGCTGAGTTCGTGCTTACCGCAGAATGCAGCCATTCCGAATCCGGCTTGTGATTGCGCCATCCCCATAGCAGCCATCACATCAGTACCGGAAAGAGAGTCAGAAGCCGTAGCCCGCGGTGAGTCACTCATCATCGGGCTTTTTGGCGAATGAAATTTAGCTACGCTTTCGAGTCTCATGCAGCATCGCCTCCCGCCGGCTTGTTCAATCCAAGCCGGTTCACCAGTTCGCGCTCTCGATCATGCAGATAATTCATTGCCTTCTGGTGTTGCTCCGTCATCTCTCTGACGCTGCGCAATTCAGCTTCGTCACGTTCACGCTGCTGTTTCGCCTGGTTAATGCTGGTTACGATCATAGATACCTCTCCCGCCCTGATGAATCATTAAAACGCCGTTAACGATGGCGTGATACCTGGCTTCTTTGTCGTACAGATAACGCCTGACTGTGTTGCGGTGGCACGATAAGCGCCGTGCTACTTCTGTCTGGTTTCCATATGTCTCTATGAGCATGTCTGGAATGGTTTTGATAGTGTGTGTCATGCGGCCTCCAGTAGTTCCGTAATCATTGGCAAATTTCCGCGCGTCTCAGTCACTACCAGCACAAGCATCCCTCCTTTAATCGCCTGACAGCGCTTGATACGCATATCGTCTATCTGACCGTCATCCAGCCAGAATCCCGCACTGGTGAGTGCGTCAAAAACGGCCTTTGGCAAATTGTCTAGGTCGCGTTTGCGGTTATCGGGAGGTGCTGCGTGGATGGTGATTCTGATGCGTGGTGTTATTTTGATATCTAACTGTTGTTGCTGGATTATTTCGATTACTTCTTTTCGGTATCGCTTTCCCCAATCGCTGATGTAGTGGATCCCTCTTGAGTGTCGCCAATATCGGTTGTTTGAAGGAGGCCACGGCAATTTTATTCGGTATGTTTTCATGCCTTAATCTTCCCCTCCTTCAGCAGTATCGCCTGCGTCCTGATCACGCCTTCGAGGTGGTAAAGTCTGGCGTCTTTGTTGTCGAGAATATGGGTTCGTCGATCGATTTCATCGTGACACGCGCTACAAGCCCATGCACCGATCAGGTCGTCAGGCTTCATCCCCGTTCCGCAAATTCCAGCCATCCGGTAATGTGCCAGAACTGTAGTTTCAGGATTGCCATTACATACGCCATAAATACGTACCTGGCATTCTCTGCCGCGCGCTTCTTTGCGTAAGTTAGCCATTTAATACTCCAGTTCAGGGTCATTTTTTAGGTCATGTTTTTTGCAGAATTCCTGCCACTCTCTTTCCAGCCGCTTACCTGTAAATTTCACTCTGCATTTTGAGTAAGTGCGAATGGCATTAAATGGTGCTGAGCCTTCAGGAAATCGAGAGCGGAATACTTCTGCCACAGGTACTAAAACAAAATACAAATAATCAGAGCTACTAAACGAATCACTCATCGTCTTCTTCCTCGTACATTGAGCTATTCGGATCGCTCATCAGTTCTGCGCAGCACGCTTCACATACATGAACTTCCAGCACATGCAGCTTCTGACCGCAGTTAGCGCACGTTAAAGCTCGATCGACGCTTTCTTTCTGGTATTGCATGATTTGAGTTGGGCTAAGCATGGCTATCACCACCTACAAGCCGCTTATAGGCATCAATATCCCTTTTCGCTTCCCCTAGCCTTCGTTTTATCTCAGTGTTTTCTGATTTCAGCTTTTCAATGTCCTTTTGGTATCGATTTCTATGTTCTTCCCAAGCGTCCCGATACGCTTTCATTTTTGTTATGGTGGATTTTCGTTTCGCCTGACGAACTGCATGATGGTTTTCAATAAACCAGTCAGGGTCATTAAATGCGGCACGCGCGCATGTATACCAATAATTTGTTGCCTCCCTGTTTAGCCAATAAATACTGATAAATGGCAACCGGATAGACACCATTTTTCGTTGAGACTCTTTCTCGCCAAACATGTGCCCTTTTTTGATGCTCAGGCCAAATCCTGGTTGAATTAAAAGCATTGTCATTTCCTCGCACGATGTCTTAGCCACCGGATATCCCACAGGTGAGCCGTGTAATTGAAGGTTTTTACGTCAGATTCTTTTGGGATTGGCTTGCGTTTATTTCTGAAGCGTTTCGTTGGAAGGTATTTGCAGTTTTCGCAGATTATGTCGGTGATACTTCGTCGCTGTCGTGCCATACGTCCTCCTTCGTCTCTGGCAGCGGGAAATTACCTACTGGCGACCGCTCACATCTGATACACCATTGGTGCCAATAAGGTTGATTTGGACGGAATCGATAATCGTCTTTGCTTTCTCCGCAGCGGTAGCAGTGTTTCATGCGGCGTCTCCAAACCTCGCTTTCCATTCCAGAGCCAGTCGCGCTTCGTCTGACCACTTAACGCCACGCTCTGTACCGAATGCCTGTATTAGCTCTAATAGCTCCGCAAATTCGCTTACACGCATCCTGCTGGTTGACTGGCCTATTACTACAAAGCCATTCCCGGCAAGGTTAGGGACTACATCCTGCTGCTTTAATGCTGCTGTAAACACACACTTCCAGCTTTCAGCGTCAAGCCATCGTCCATGCCAGTTAACCTGACGTGAGACATCACCAAGGCAAGCCCAAAGCTTCCGATTTTGGTCTAAGCTGCGGTTGCGTTCCTGAATGATTACTACGATTGGTTTGGTTGGGTCTGGAAGGATTCGCTGGATGGATTGGATGGCGCTCTGCTGATGTGCTGGAGATCGAATTTCAAAGGTTAGTTTTTTCATGTCTTCCCTCTCCCCCAAATAAAAAGGCCTGCGATTACCAGCAGGCCTGTTACAAGCTCAGTGATGTAGATGGTCATTGCCAGTACTCCTCATTGTCACGGTCTCTCCATGTGAGCCATATAAACTCATAGACGAACGGGATAAATGCTTCAAAAAACCGTTTCCACTGCTCATCAGAAAATCCTGTCGCTTTATCAACCATCAGCTCTATTGGATGTTGCCCCTTTGGTGGTCGAGTGACACCTGACAACCTTTCAAATTGCATAATGAGCTCTTCTTCGTCGATACATCTGTTCAAAACAGCAATGAAGCGGGGATTCAAAAGCATTTCAGATATTATTTGGTTGTTCATTCAGTACTCCGTAACATTCTCCTGCCTCCACACTTCGTCATACTCCGACTTAGGCATGTTAGCTATGTAGTTGTATGGTGATGCACCTTCCATTTGCAGGAACTGGTGAGACTGTTCGTCAAGAAATAACGGCACACCACCTTCCCACCCTTCCCCGTTTCGCTGCTTCTCAAGCATTAAAACAGATGCGGGCGCAGCAAGAAGTTGCTGGTCTTTCTCGTTAATTTGCTCGCCAGCCTGAACGCGCTGTAACGCTCTCTCGCGAGCTTTATTGCGCCAGATGATAAACAGGTTATCTGTCAGGTCTGTAATCGCTCCTGAGCCTTTTACGTCCATCTTTCCGGTAGGTTTCTCCTCGCTGTCTCCCTTTCTGGAGTGAGTGACGAGAATAATGTGAGAGTTGGTTTTATTCTTGAAGTCGCACAGCGCGTCAACAAACGCCTTTTGCCCGTTGTAATCGTCATCGCCAATCCCGCACTTCATGAGGCTGTCGATGATGAATAACTGGATGCCGTATCGCCGTCTGGCATATGTGAAAATTTCAATCAGGCGTTCCGCCTTGGCCGTACCTGTCAGGCCAAATAACCAGAGCCGGTCATCGTAAAACTTAAATGCTGATTCGATTTCCAGAACTGGCGGCATTTTGCAGCATGTAGACTGCCGGGTCAGGCGTTTAAGCAGAATTCCTGGCTTCAGTTCAAGCGATGCGACGCATGTTTTTATCCCCTGTCTCATGGCCTCAAGTGCCATATGCCCGACAACCTCCGTTTTTCCGTGACCGTTCACGCCATTGACAAGCGTTAACTCCGCCTCACGGAACTGGAAGTTGTAAGCCAGCGTTTCCCACGGTGGGTTAAACAGATACTGCTGCTTGCCGTAGAAAGCATTGATGGTGTCCTGATAAAACTCACGGGCGCTGTAAAGCTCTTCGGGGTCGAAATATGACGCCGTCCCGATGTACTGCCAGATTTCATCCTCGGTGACGCCGTTCATCAGGCATTCGTTGATATCTTTGTGTGGCAGTGTAACCAGACGGCATCGATGTTCACCAAGTCGGCTTGCGATTTCCCTTGCAGCTTCGCGACCAACATCATCACCGTCCATCGAAATGAATATTTCTTCAAACCTGTCGAGGTTATGGTATTCAAACTCAATCCACTGTTGCTTAGCGCCTTTCCCGCCACCGAACGGGACAGATAGCGCCGGAATTCCGTATTGCGCATAGCTCATGCAATCAATTTCGCCTTCGCAAAGCACAACCGCCCTCACGCCAGCATCGAGAGCCTGCCATCCGAACAGACAAGGTTCACAGTCACCTTCTGCCATGATGACTTTCTTCCCGTCCGGACGTTCGGTGCTGATTCTCTTGACCTGCAACAACTCACCGTCGCGTTTGTACGGAAGCACCAAAGCATCCAGTTCTCGCTCTCCATTCCACACCTTTCCGCTGACAACCTCGTACCGCTTTACGACTTCTGGAGATATGCCACGCGATTGCAGGTAATCAAGATGGGATTCTGTTCTGGTAACGTAACGGGCGATTTTCTTGCGGTCAGGTCTGGAGAATTTCTTCTCACGTCTGGCGTCGAAATGGTGATCATCATCCTTGATACCGAGAAATGCCTTTGCCTCCTGCATAGCCTGATGCAGATTTATTCCCCGACAGGCCATCCACAAATCAAGCATGTCACCGCCGTCTCCCTCAGCGAAATCAGCCCATTTTTTCTTGCCGCTAAGGTTGACCTTAAGGCTGTCCCCCTTGTCACCGTTGACGTTGCCGGCAACCCACTCATGCCCCTCTTTCTTGCCGTTTGGCAACAGGTGCGGAGCCACCCTGTCAACCTGCGCCCACAGCAGGTCGCTCAGTTCACTTGGAGTCATTACGCTGACCTCAGATCGAGACGGTTAAACCAGAACTCAACGAATGCAGAACTAAGCCAGCCATGGTTATAGCCAGCGATAAGTAACGATTTGATTCTGGATTTCATGATTCACCTGTCGAAAAACACGTAGCCAGTTTTCGATACGGTGATTGCGGATGATGGTTTGGATTGTGGTTGAATTGTTTCTGGCTTTTCGTCGTTCCAGCGCTGACCGTTCAGGTAGCTCGATGGTAATAACCTGTCGAATCCGAACTGCTTACCATTCCTGCATGCGATGTCTTCTGCCAGCATCGTGGCAAACTCGCTTGCCGTCCCCCTGGTAGTTTTACGCCACTCCCTGAACTGTGTTCTGAATGCCGAAGCTGCGTTTTTCTTCCCGGCTTTCCGCATACCGGCACACCAGAATATTTCCTCGAATGCCTTATCGGTATCTTCGTGACGGTCAGATGATTTTTCACACTCCGTCCGAACGCTTTCGGACATAGTGTTTTTATCTTGTATTTCTTTCTTTTGAATAGTGTCTTTTGTGTCCCCCTGTTTTGAGGGATAACACTCCCTCAAATTGAGGGATGTTTTATCCCCTGTTTTGAGGGATATTCCCTCGTTTTGAGGGATGCGCCATTCTGAGATGTTTTTATTTGGTCCAAACATGCCGCCTTGCTGCTTGATAATATTCATTCTGACGAGTTCTAACTTGGCCTCATTGCACCGTTTGACGGGTAACTTTGTAATCTCGCTAAGTTGAGAATCGGTGATTCTGTCCATTGGTTTATTCCACCCATAGGTTTTACGCAGAATGGCAAGCAGCACTTTAAAATGTCGCTTGGTCAGATCTGCACCTGAATAAGCCTCAAGCAGCATATTTGATAGTCTGGCGTAACCATCATCGAGATCTGCCACATTACGCTCCACGACCAGTTCTAACGGTCTGTAGTCTGCTAACTTAACGACGCCCATGTTTCACTCCTGCTTTGGCTAGTCTGTAAACACCAACAAGGCGCTCTGCGAACGCCCTGTTATTTGCTGCGGCTACCACTAATCCCTCAGGTGAATCAGGATGTCGAATCTCTTCTTTTTCCTGGTATTTCTTACTACGTTTTGTCATAATTACCTCTCCTGATACCCTTAGAAATCCATCTGGATTTGGTCAGAACGCTCGGTTGCCGCCGGGCGTTTTTTATTTCTCGGCATCACAGCTTCCACTGCTTGTCTTGCTACTTCCCTGATTAAGCTCGTCTCCCATACCTTCTCCAGAAGAACGAACGTCACCGCCATATCCTGAATGTTCAGGCGGCTTACTTTTGAATCAGACCATCCCGCCATCTTTGCAAAATTTGTCTGGCCCATTGATACGAGTCGGGCGCGAAGCTCTGTTTCCACTTCGCGTATCTTTTTGCTGTGATTTGTGAGTTCCATATGTGAACATTCCTGTAGTTAATAGTTAGTTGTGCGCATTCGTTGATGCGCCTTGAAATATGTTTACCGCGTTGTCGGCGGTTCAGATTGGTAAAGAGCGTTTTGCTTACGCCGCTTGGCGATAAGCGTTTTCTTGATACTTCAGGGCGCCAGCTGTAACAATCTCTAATCGGTATGCGTCTTTCTCTGGGATAACTTCCTTCCACTGAGAGACCGCTGCATCGCTAATGCCTAAAGCCTTAGCTACTGCACGCTGGGTTCCGAAGTGGTCGATAACATCTTTCTTGTACATAGACTCGCTCCGAAATTAAAGAACACTTAAATTATCTACTAAAGGAATCTTTAGTCAAGTTTATTTAAGATGACTTAACTATGAATACACAATTGATGGGTGAGCGTATTCGCGCTCGAAGAAAAAAACTCAAGATTAGACAAGCCGCTCTTGGTAAGATGGTGGGAGTGTCTAATGTTGCAATATCGCAATGGGAGCGCTCGGAGACTGAGCCAAATGGGGAGAACCTGTTGGCACTTTCGAAGGCTCTTCAGTGCTCCCCTGACTATTTGCTGAAAGGAGATTTAAGCCAGATAAATGTTGCCTATCATAGTAGGCATGAGCCAAGAGGATCATACCCTCTTATCAGTTGGGTAAGCGCAGGGCAATGGATGGAAGCTGTAGAACCTTATCACAAGCGCGCGATAGAGAACTGGCACGACACCACTGTAGATTGTTCAGAAGATTCATTTTGGCTTGATGTCCAAGGTGACTCTATGACCGCACCGGCAGGATTAAGCATTCCAGAAGGAATGATAATTCTGGTTGATCCCGAAGTCGAACCAAGAAACGGCAAGCTGGTTGTTGCAAAATTAGAAGGTGAAAACGAGGCCACATTCAAAAAACTAGTTATGGATGCAGGCCGAAAGTTTTTAAAACCATTAAACCCACAATATCCGATGATAGAAATCAACGGAAACTGCAAAATCATTGGCGTAGTTGTTGACGCAAAACTCGCAAATCTTCCATAAGGGGCACCCGCCCCTCCCACTACATTTTCCTTTAAAAATCAAATAAAAACTTAAGTAACGATAAAATATTTAAGTTTTCTTCAAAAATACACTTGACCATTTAATTAAGAAGTCTTAAATTTTAGCCATCAGCAGGACGCTGGTAGCCAAACGGAAAGGCAACGCTCTTTAACTTCGATGATGCGCTGACAAAGCGCGAACAAATACCAAGCGAGATGGGTTTGGACTGGCGTGTGGTGGAGCTTAGGCCTAGCTGTACCGATCGGGCCGGACTGAGAAGCCACTTGAAATCCGGAAATTGAGACAGGTTCCGGCGCCAGTACCAAAGCCATTTCACATGAGGATTAAATCATGACGGTTATCACCTACGGGAAGTCAACGTTTGCAGGCAATGCTAAAACTCGCCGTCATGAGCGGCGCAGGAAGCTCGCAATGGAGCGCGACACCATCTGCAATATCATCGATTCAATTTTTGGCTGCGATGCTCCTGATGCTTCTCATGAGGTCAAAGCCAAAAGAATTGACCGCGTTACCAAAGCCATTTTGCTTGCCGGAACGCGTCAGAAGAAAGTTGAAGTAACAGCGGTTAAGAAGAACCGCATTTACTACCGGGACGCTAACCCGCTCGGAAATAAAATCCACGCCGTACAGAAGCAGCGCGGAAAATCAATTCCGGCTTATTACGATTGAGATGAGATATGGAAGAAGAATTTGAAGAGTTCGAAGAGCATCCTCAGGATGTGATGGAACAATACCAGGACTACCAATATGACTACGACTATTGATACCAACCAATGGTGTAGTCGCTTCGTGAAATGCAAAGGCTGCAAGCTTGATGCTGAATGCATGGTGAAGCCTGAGGAAATGGCTCTGGTGAGAGAAGATGGAAAGATTGTCGATAAATGGGCAATTAGAACCACGGCAATGATTGCAAGAGAACTGGAAAAACTAAAGGCTACATAGTTGGTCTTCTTTTATCTCACTTCAAATATCTAATCAGGTCGCAATGCGGCCTTTTTTATTGCCAAAATTTAAGGAATAACAACATGAATTCAGCATATTTATCGAAGATTCTTGAGTATGAGCCTTCTACAGGAGTTTTCCGGTGGAATAAATCTAAAGGAACAGCATTGGCTGGTGATGTCGCTGGTTCTGTCAATCATCACGGTTATCGAGAGATAACAATTGATGGGAAAAAGCTACAAGCAAACAGGCTGGCATGGTTATTCGTTACTGGTATGTTTCCTAATGGCGTAATTGATCACATAAACAGAGTCAGGGATGACAATAGATTCTCTAATCTAAGAGATATTTCAGTTGCTGAAAACAATCTAAACAAATCCATTAGGTTAGATAATAAATCTGGAACATCTGGAGTTAATTGGGATATTAAAAGAGAAAAGTGGAGAGCTACTGGCCAGATCAATAGAAAGCAAAAGCATCTTGGGTATTTCAAAAACATTGATGATGCAATAGAGGCCAGAAGGATATTTTGCAGAAAATATCATTTAACAAGTCAAGAATATGCATATGAAGTAACTGAGTAAGCGTATTTTTGGCAGCGAATAAGCACCTATAGCAGATTTACGAGTCTGCTATGTGAGCAATATCGCTCGTAACCAAACGAGGACGACGACTCGTTCTGGTTAATCGAAAAATCATCCCTTGATGTTATTTGCCGCTCGCAGTCAGGGCGGCTTTTTTTCGCATACCAACAACGCTTCATTCGAGGCGTTTTCGTTATGCCAATAAATAAAAATGGAGAATCCCACGATGACATTTGCTATCGCGGGCGGTGCCGTCATGGGTATCGCCCAACTTAATGAATCACTTTTAGAGCGTATAACCAGAAAATTACGAACCGGATGGAAACGTCTGGTCGATATCCTGAATCAACCAGGAGTGCCGTGTAATGGATAAATCACTTATGGCTATTCAGTCTAAATTCGCAATTGCTGTTTATCTTGGTGACAAAATAATGTATCGCGAAGCTGTAGAAGCCTTTCGCGAATGGAGGTTGAAATGATACCAGTGGATTTAGCAAGGACACCGGAGTTGAGCAAGTTAAAACGTCAGTATCACCTGACAGAGGCAATGTACTGGCGCAAGTCAGGTAATAAATCGATGAAACGAAATTGCCTTTCATTAGCCAAAAACGAGCGAATAAACAAAGGTGAATTTCTGGCTAATCCTTCCGAATTACCATTCTGAGGTGAATTATGGATTTGAATAAATTCGACGCCCCATTCAATCCTGAAGATATCGAATGGCGAATACAGCAAAGCGGTAAAACACGCGATGGCAAAGTGTGGGCTATGGTGCTGGCTTATGTCACGAACAGGGCAATCATGAAACGCCTGGACGATGTTTGCGGCAAAGCAGGATGGCGCAATGAATACCGCGATATTCCCAACAACGGTGGCGTTGAATGCGGCATATCAATCAAGATTGATTCCGAATGGGTAACTAAATGGGATGCTGCTGAAAACACACAGGTAGAAGCCGTCAAAGGTGGTCGCTCCGGCGCAATGAAGCGTGCTGCCGTTCAGTGGGGAATTGGTCGGTATCTGTATAACCTTGAGGAAGGTTTTGCGCAGATATCCAGTGATAAGAAACAAGGATGGCACAGGGCCAAACTGAAGGATGGAACAGGATTTTACTGGCTCCCTCCATCGCTGCCGAACTGGGCCATGCCAGCATCAGGCAATCAACCATCACCAGAAAATACCAACCAGAAATCTCCATCGGTTGACTGCGAACAAATCCTGAAAGACTTCAGCGATTATGCATCTACAGAAACTGACAAGAAAAAACTCATCGAGCGTTATCAGCGTGACTGGCAATTAATGGCTGGCAATGAGGAGGCGCAGACAAAATGCGTTCAGGTAATGAACATCAGAGTTAACGAACTAAAACAGGCGGCATAAATGGCTAGTAGAGGCGTAAATAAGGTGATCATCTTAGGCCGGGTAGGACAAGACCCGGAGGTTCGTTATTCACCATCAGGGACGGCGTTCGCTAACCTGACAGTCGCTACATCAGAGCAGTGGCGAGATAAACAGACTGGCGAACAAAAGGAGCAGACTGAATGGCATCGTGTTGCCGTAGTCGGGAAACTTGCTGAAGTCGTAGGGCAGTATGTGAAAAAAGGTGATCAGATTTATTTCGAGGGAATGCTGAGAACCAGAAAGTGGCAAGACCAGACAGGGCAAGACCGCTACACCACTGAGATTAATGTTGGAATTAATGGTGTGATGCAAATGCTTGGAGGTACTGGCGACAGCAAACAACAAGCAGCCGACAGGCAGTCACAGAAACCACAGCAGCAATCATCACCAACACAACATAACGAGCCACCGATGGATTTTGATGATGATATACCATTTGCACCAGTAACTCTCCCCTTCCCTCGTCACGCTATTCACGCAATTTAAGGACTTAAATGAATCATTTAATGGTTGACCTTGAAACAATGGGCAACGGGCCATACGCGCCCGTTATTTCGATTGGGGCAGTATTCTTTGATCTGAAAACTGGAGAAACAGGAGAAGACTTCTCGGTTAATATCTCGCTCGAGTCATCAATGCGATACCGGGCGCGTCCTGATGCTTCAACCATTTTATGGTGGATGGAACAGGGAGAAGATGCCAGAAAATCGCTAACCAATGACACTCAAGAGCTTTCAACGGCTCTTTCATGGTTATCAGACTTTATCGCAAAGCACGCCAACCCTAAATTGGTTCAGGTTTGGGGAAATGGCGCATCATTTGACTGTGTGATTCTACGAAATAGTTATGCTCTGGCCGGGCACCAAGCGCCCTGGCAGTGGTGGAATGACCGCGACGTCCGAACCATCGTCGAGCTTGGAAAGGCAATTGGGTTCGACCCTAAACGAGATATGCCATTCGAAGGAACTCGACACAACGCGCTTGATGATGCCATTCACCAAGCCAAATACGTTTCAGCAATCTGGAAAAAGTTAGCTAAATAATCACCAGGTGAAAACATGCCAGCGCCTATGTATGGTGCGAATGAACCGCGCCGCTGTTCCGGCAATTCCGTATCGGAGGTGCTGGAAAAATTCAGAAAGAACTACGACCTGATAATGTCGCTACCGCAGGAAACGAAAGAGGAAAAGGAATTTCGCCACTGTATATGGCTTGCAGAGAAAGAAGAACGCGAGCGAATTTACCAGACATCCATCCGACCATTCCGCAAAGCCACTTACACCAAATTCATTGAAATAGACCCGCGCCTTAAAAATTACCGTTCGCGTTACGGCGCTATCAGCAATAACTGAGGAATTCATCATGAGAGGTTTGTCCTACGACCCCGGCATCCTTCCATCGGAAATGATTATTCGACACCGCTTCAAACCCATCAACGATATTCCACGCGAAGAAATGCTTAAGCGAAATAGTTTCGGTTCTGTTAATGAAAACAAATATCTGAATGCAATGTTGCGGAGTGGGAAGAAATGAAAGAAGTGAAAATATACACGATTGTCAGTGACCAGTTATCACCACCAATAACAGGAGAATCATTCTGTACTGATATGGTGCGTCATAGTGATTATGCGGAACTTGAGGCTAAATACGCGGCGCTGGCTGAGGTGCGGGCAAGTGCAATCCCTGATGGTTACGTGCTTGTCCCTCAACAAATTTTCCTTGAGCCATCGGACATTGAGTTAATTTGTTCACAATGTGGTGACGGTCATGAATCCGGGTACGGTGATTTTACTGACGGACTGCTGTGGGTTGGCAACATTCAACGTGACGACGGCAGCATTGTTCATGGTCTGCATATCTCGTCAGCAGATTACACAGAAGAAGGCGGTGTAACAGTTTGCGAGTTCGCCGCCCAACCTCGTAAAGGCGGTGCGGTATGAACATCGACAAACGTGCGCTTCGTGAAGTGGCGGAGAGGGCGACACAAGGGCCGTGGGAAATGGAGCAGGAAAATATCTGGTTTACCGATGAAGATGGGTATACCAAACACCTGGCTTATGTGGAGCAAGGTGATGATGTTGATGATAAGCAAGACCATTACAACACTGCCTACATTGCCGCAGCCAACCCCGCCACCATGCTGGCGCTGCTTGACGAGAATATTCAACTCCAGCGGGAAAAAGACGCGATCGAAGCCGTGGCGCTGGCGCTGCGTGATGATATGCGACAGGCACGGGAGCAACTGGCAGCCGCAGAGCAGGAGCGGGAAAACTGGCGTATCAGCTTTGATAATGAGCGGTACCGCGCAGATAAGCTGGCGGCTGCATTAAATGCAGAGCGCGAGAAATTAGTAATGGCGAATCGATCGCTTATTACACAACACACCCGTGCAAACAGTGCCGAGAGTCGCATAGCAGAGCTGGAGGCGCGGACAGTTTGCCTCCCTAAACTTCCAGTTCTTGGCTCTACTGCTGAGCGGTACGAGGGATTTGCTGATGGTGCATCCAGCATGAGAAATGAATGTGCTAATGCAATCCATGCCGCTGGCATCAAGGTTGAGGGGGAGTGATATGGCTACTTTGACGAAACAGGAAAAAGCCTGGGTAAAGAAACTCAATAAGCTACTGGCGGAGTGTCCCTCAAATCGGATCGCGTTTGCGACGACTGGCGATTGTGAAGTATCGCTATTTGATGTGACGCGCTATGACGAAATTTTTGATGAAGTAGATAAGGGGAAAAGCGAATTTATCCCCGCCGCAATGCGTATCGGAGCGGCCTTTAATGAGAGCCTGACATTCCCTAACCAAGTTGAAAGCACGGCAGGCTGAGGGATAACCCATGACCACTATTACCAGAGAACAGCAAAAACAGATTTTAATTGATACGGCGAACCACGTAATCAGTCGTGATAACACGTCACCGTATAGCGAAAACCTGCGCGAACTGGCGCGTATAGCGCTGGCATCGCTCGAAGCGGAGAAAGGTGCCGACCCCGTTGTGTTCACCGACGAACGAAATCTTCATCATATTGCCAGGGGTCGAGAAACCTCTTTGATTTGGGGTAAACAAAACCAGGAGGTGGGAGATATCCCGCTCTATCGTCACGCCCAGCCAGTTCCGGTAGTGCCGGAAGATATCAGTGGCATCATTGAGCGTTTCCAGTATCAGGCAGACCATCTAAGTGAATGGCACCACATCGATGAGCATTCTTGCAAGGTCAACAGGCGCGACCTGGTGACTGCGCTGGAATTTATGAATTCCTGCCGCGCCGCCATGCTTCAGGTGGCCGAAGCTGTAAGTAATCGTGATGAGTTACCGCTGGACTATCTTCAAGGACACAAAGACGGACTGGAGTGGGCTGCTCAACTGGCAGAGGCTAATCATCCGCAAACAGGTGACTGGTTGTACGATGACCCAATCGAGCTTGCTAGGGCGATTCGCAAAGGTCCGGATATGCCTACCGTTCAGGCTGGCAACTCTCCGGCAACTACGGATGGTTGGATAAGCTGTAGTGAGCGAATGCCTGATCGTGAGTATGTACTAGCTGGCGATTTTAGTGGAACACATTATCTGGCAAGCATTCCTAATGTTCAGGTGGGAATTTATGCTGACTGGTTTGATGATGAGAAGCCTTGTTGGGATGATGGTGATGGTAATGACCTACACCTCAAGGAAGTAACCCACTGGATGCCACTGCCAGCACCACAACAGGAGGTGAAGTGATATTTCACCCTTCAAAATTGACCAACATTTGCTTTAATTTATACTGTATGAAAATACAGTATTCATGGTGGCTAAAATGGGTGGCAAAGTACCTAACTACCAAATCGTTTATAGAGACGAGACACTCAATTATTTCAAGCCTGGAGGATATGTTTTCTTTCAAAGGCTTAAAGAATATGGCGGTGGTTATTGGTTAGGAAAAATTCACGAGGATGGGTTCGAGTTTGTACTTGAAAGGCCAACCTCATTAAGTGAGGGAATTAAGCATTTACTTGTTTTAAAAAGCGTTGAAGATGGGTATCTGGAATTTGTAGATGATATCGACAACTTCAAGCTCCAATGATGCGATAGCTTTTAACATATCTCATGCGAAGATTATACGTTCGTATGTCATTCAGCACATAGCTATCTTATGCTGAAAGATAAAACAAGCGCTCTTCGGGGTGCTTGTTTGCTTATGGGGAGAGTCCACAGATGCTGAAGCGCAGCAGCTCTGCTCTCAGCACCGCAAAAATAACAATCCTCGCACTCGCGGGGATTTCTTTTATCTGAACTCGCTGCGGCGGGTTTTTTATTGGAGATAGATAATGTCAGACCAGAGCAAGTATTACGATTACTACATGGTTGAAGGTGATGATGTTAAGGAACTTATCAGTTCATACGATACCATTAACGAACAACGTAATTCTATCCTCACAGTCGCAGCAGAACAGGTTGGTGCTATAGCATGGACAACAACTCGTAATTGGGGTGGTAGAGGTGGCTTGCTGCAAAGTTTCGTTTGGGAAAAAAGATATGAATTCCCATGCCAGATAACAATCAAGCGTGAAGATTTTTGGAATGGGAAGCGAGTTGTGATAGCACGAGGAAAGGGAAATACAAAAGAAGGCCGTGCATATAACAAGGAGCTTGATGCAGTTATCCACGAAGCTAACGTCAAGCTAAAAGCATTACCTGAGTGGAATGACTACATCGCTAATCATTACGGTATTATGCGCACAGGAATTGGCTGTCAATCTGGGCGTGGCTTTGGTTTCGCTATGTTATCAACGTACGGCGGCAAGCACCCGCAACGCGATGATTGTCTTATTTTTGCAATACCAAATAACAAAGAAGAGCAGCATGGCGAAGTTGTTATCCCTGATGCATTCAAGAAAATAACTTACGGGAAATTCTACGACATCGCTAACGCAAAAGAAGACGAAGAAGAAACAGCGGAGTAACCATGGAATCACACAGTATCACACTCGATGAGGCCTGTGCATTTCTCAAGATATCCCTTCCTTCCAAGTTCGATTCCCAAACCGGAGATAAAACCTATGCGCGAATTACGCGACGACTCACTTGTTGACTTAAAGTTCATGATGGAGGATTCTGGCATGGGTAAAACGTTCATTTACTCAGAAATCAAGAAAGGTAAATTGCCTTCCCCGCACAAAATCGGCAGCGCATCCAGGTGGGTTTATGCCGACTATCAAAACTGGAAACGCAGCCACTTCTCACCCATTCAAAATGTCTCATGAATTGCCTTTGTGGGCATAAATGCGGGCATAAAATTCTTCACTTCTGTAATTCATCATAAATCACCTGCACTTACGACATTCATTAGGTGTCTGCAGGGGACACCATTGATACCCAGGACATTCTCTTCTTGCTGCATAGTCTTTCGAGCGGTTCCCCTTTCATGTTGCTTTTATTGCCCCTATGCAATATCACCGGACATGCCACACGTTCAGCAAAAAGTCGTCATCGGCCGGTTATGACCGATGACATCCCGATGTGGTCTAGAAGCGATACTGCAACCCCGCGGTAACCGTATAGTTATTATTAGCTATACCTGCGGCATCGCCACCAAAATACGCCGTATCACCGCTGGTTTTATCTATGATTTGCGTACCGCCCTTACCTTCTTCATATTTACTGTAAGCAAACTCAGCAAAGATTTTTGCATTACTGGTAATATAATATCCGGCGTCAATAGAAGCGCCATAATATCGTGAATTTTCCGTTTTTTCACGGAAGGTAAGTTTGCGCATGTAGTGTTCGTCATTATCATGCGCATTTACCCAGTCGCTGTATTTAAACAGTACATTACACTCAAAGTCATTAATACGATAATCACCCGCCAGCCCGATATAGGGCATTTCGAAACGCTGGCTATAACCTATGCCGCGCACGCCATGAGGAAAGTTACCAATATACCGACCATTATCATAAATATAAGACCCGCCTCTTGCCGTCCAGCTAAAACGGGTTTCCTGATAGCCCGCTGTTACGCCCGCCTTGTAGTTATCGCCCTGCAATAACCAACCTTTCACGTTCAAATCGTATTCATTAGCATAGTTGGCGCTGGTATCCGGATGAATTGAACGATCGGTCCAGCCTGGCTGCTCACTGCTCATCCAGTCATGGTCAACCATATGACCCGATCCCGACGCCAAAGACGTCCAGCCGCGGGCGTCCAGCGTCATGAACGAATAGGGTTCCCATGATAAATCCCCCTGCAACGTGGCGACATTTTTTATTTTCCAGTCCAGTTGACTCAGCTTCCGCCCGGTGTCGGTATCATAAACCAGCTCCCTGGATTTACCATTTAACACCCCCACAGAAAGGGATGTCGTGACGCTATCAGGAGAGACGTCCGGAATAAATAAGGTAGACTCCGCATAAACCGACTCAGAAAATACGGCGATCATCATTACTGCAATAGCATGTTTTTTCAT